GCAGGTTAGAATGCAAAGCTCAGTCGGGGCGTAGCGCAGCCTGGTAGCGCATCTGCTTTGGGAGCAGAGGGTCGTGAGTTCGAATCCCACCGCCCCGACCACTTATTCAACGGGTCAGCATCATTTGATGCTGGCCCGTTTCGCATTGGTGCGCCAGATACCTCCAGGCGCAAACGCGACGCTGGTGACCACCTGGTGACTGGATCGCGCTGGCTTGGCGCGGCTCAGCAAGTGTAAGCCGCCGCGAAAGTTGGAACTTCAGCGACGCAAAAGGTGAAAGTCGGAACAAGTTCCACCTTTCGCGTCGCCCTCAAACGCCGGCTGGGGCCTCGGGCGCGTCCTCAATGACGCCGACGCCGGTCGCTGCGATCGCCTTGAGAGATGCTCGCCAGGCCCGCCAATCAGCAGGAACTGGCACACCAGCCTCGTAGCAGTTCAGAACGGTAGCGTTGCTTTTCTGCAGCAGCTCTTCCGCCCGCTTGATCAGATTCAATCGGGCCTTCTCGGCAATTTCTTGTGCAGTGGGTCCGGGGTCGGCCAGCAGGAACCCTTCAGGTGGCGAGATACCCAACTCCGTGATTTCATGCTTGACGCGGTCAGCCGTCCAGTAAATGAACCCCAAATAGTTGGGAACAATCACCCAGGCAATATCGACGCGGCGCTGAATTTCGTGCTCTCCCACGGCCGGTGGCTCGTCCTCATAGGCTCCGAAAGGCGCCATCCAGCGGTCCTCTTGTTCGGGATCAAGAAACCCTAGAACAGGGCCAGTGTAGTAACCAGCATCGTCAGTTTGGTAAAAGGTTTTGCGCACCATGTTGATACTCACTTGTAGCGAATTTGGGGGAACAGATAAACCGAGCGGACAGTATTTTCTGAACTGGTGCCTGCGCCGCCAGTCCTCTTGTTTCCTGATTTGCGCATGACAACGGGCGTATCCCCACCATGTCCCTCGCCGAAATCAAATGCTTCGACGTCGTGGTCGTGGAACTTGAGGTCATCTGGAGCGTAGGCACCCATCAATGCCGTCGTGTTGGTCGTGTAGGTGCCGTCGCCATTGTGATAGGACTTAATGACCAAGCCTGGGATCTTCGGCACGCGGAATGTCGTACCGCCAACTCCACCCGACCCATAACTGAAGCAGCCAGGCCGGCCGGGAAATACAGCATCTGTTACCAGGGTGCCCGAGGCCTGCGCATACGCCCACAGCTTTGCATATGCCCCAACCCGATTGACCTCGACACCAAACACAGGGAGGTGGTTGATATTGGCCTGCATGGCTGGCACGTAAGAGACCTTCCCAATTTCACCCGCAAAATCTGCCGCTGACATGAAGTTGGCGAGCAGGACTTGCAGCATTTGCCCGTTGTCGTTCGGGTCGAGGGCAACACCAAAGCCCTCGATGACGCGGGCGACTTCTTCTTGTAGCGCATCGGCCCAGCTATTGGTGAAAAACGTCGCGGGTGTATTGGTTGAAGGGTTTCCGCCTTGAAAGCCATGCTTTCCAGGCCCGAATTTGTCCAATTGGACATTGCTTGAATCAATGCGGCGCATTTAAAGCTCCAAGTTGAAAAATACCAGCCCCAGCGTATGGGCGGGTTTGTAGCGCGAGATTGCGCAGTAAATTGGCTCGTTACCCCAGCGGCGCAGTGGTACATCGCAGGGGCTCATGCAAGTTGCTGTTTCGATCAGCAATGCCTCGGGCACTTTCAGCGCCCATACAAACCGCCATTCCACCTCGGAATAAACAGCCTGGTCGCACGGGCCAATGCAGGTCGCGGCGCCGAACTCGTGAACCGTTGCGCCGATATAGCCCAGCCGCTCAGCAACAGCCACCATCTGTGCGGCGGCCAGGTTGCCGCGCGCCGTGATCTTGGTGACCACATCGGCACGGCGGCGCTCAATGGATGAACTCAGGCCCGCGCAGGGGTCGGGCAGCGAGTAATTGCGCTCCCAGTCGGGCAGCGAGAGTTGCGTGGCGGCTGGGTCGTGCTCGACGCGCACCTGGTCGGCTGAGCGCAGTGCTTCGACCAGGGGCGCGGCCATCACCTGGGCCTCTTCCTGGACCGTCTGGGCCAGTGGGTCGTATGACACCGGAGGCAAGGCGCGCAGCAGGGCTTCGACGAGCGTCATGGCTTACTCCGTGAGCGCGATCGTGCCCAGCTCCACCATCTCGATGGTGCTGCCGCTGACGGTCGGGGTGATGTTGGCCACGGGGCTGGACAGCACCACATCCTTGACGCCGACCACGTTGACGATGGCGGCCACGAGTCGGGCAAAGTGGAGCGTGTCACCTGGTGCGAGGTCGTAGAAGATGCGGGCCAGTGCGCTGCCGATGGCCGGGAGTACTTGGGCCAGGCTCACGCCAGCATCCAGCACCAAGGTGCCTGCGATGTTGACCACGACCGGCGTGGGGCCCACCGCGAGAAAGCCCGTTGGGCCCAGCCCTGCAGGCTTGAGTGCATCGATGTAGACCTGCACGTCGGCCAGCAGCTGCGCGCTGGGCAGGCCGTTTACGGGCATCGGCACCAGATCCACGGTGCCCAGGCCTCGGCGCAGGGGGAACACGAACGCGCGCCGTACACCTGGCACCTCCAGCGCCCAGACCTTGTAGTCGTTTTCGTTGCCGCCTTGGGCTGGTTGGCTTTGCACGGCCAGGAGGCGCTCCAGCAGTGCGGCGGCCGTCTCTGCATCTGACCCACCGGACATGGCCAGCACGATCGCAGTGGCCACGCCACCAGGTGCGCCGTTGAGCTGGGCGGCCGTGGCCGTTGTGACGTTGGCCGCCTGGCCAGCCACCGCGGCCACCGCAGCCACATCCACCGAGCCGGAGCCACTCACCGTGGCTGCAGCCGTGGTGACATAGCCCGCCACCGTGGTGGCCACCGCCTGGCCAGCTGGTATGACCGTGCCAGGTGTGCCCGTGAAGCGCACCTCGCCCACCGCCACGCTGGACACCTTACGGGGCACGCCGCGCTGAGCCGCCACCTTCTCCAGCACGTCCTCGTCGCACAGATCGGGGAAGGCCTGGCGCCACACCCACACCTGGTGGGCGTAGAGCCCCTCGGCTACACCGGCCACGGCGCAAGCCCGTACGTAGTGGTCGCTGTCGGGCCCGGTTGACGCACCAGGCTGAAGGTTGAGCACGCCCAGCAAGTACTGGTCTCTGATCTGCTCGAAAGTAGGGACTTGAAACGGCATTGAAACCTCGTTTATGCGACGGGGACGTGGTGCACAAACACGACCTGCTGGCCTGCGGCATCGACCACCGTGATGTGCAGTGCCAGGGCCTTGGATGCGTCGTCCATGTCCTTGGCCACGGCCTCGACCTCAATGGAGGACGCGCGGCCGTCGTCCAGCAATGGCTGCAGCGCCTCAATGGCGTATTGCTCGGCGATCAGCGCTGTGTTGGCCAGGGCCTTGGCACGGCCCAGCAGCTCGTGCAGGCGCGAGCCCATGCCAGGGGCAGCCCAGTACGAGCCCAAGGGTGTCATCAAGCGCAGGTAGACCGCGTTGGCCAGGCCATCAGCAGGGTCGCGCACCAGGTCGGTGTTGCTGCGCACGTAGGCGCGGGTGAGGGGGTCGATGTAGGCGTCCATCACATACCTGGCGTTGGTGTTGGGCTGCTGCCGTGGGTGTGGCCGTTGTAGGCGTTGCGCATCTGATCCATCGACTTGCCGCCCGAGCTGGCCTTGTCGGTGATCGTGCCCACGGCAGTCAAGTTGCCGCCCACAGCCAGGTCGTGTGTGGTGCGCACCATGGGGGCATCAATCTCGACTTGCACGCTGGCCTTGACGCTGATCTGCCCGTTGCGCTTGAGCCAGACGTGGTCGCCGTCCTGGTTGTAGAGCGCCACCTCACCGGCCGCCACACGCAGCCGGTATGCGCCATGCTCGGTGGCCAGGATCACGCTGGCACTGGTGCGGCCACCCAAGGGCAGCACGATCACCGTCGAGCCTGCGGGCGGGGCGCTAGTGCAGCCGAACTGTTGGAACAGCTCCAGTCCACCAATGGCCTCGCCTGCCAGGCCGTCAATGTTGGCGAGCTGGATGGGCTTGCTGGTGTCGATCTGGCCCAGCACCCCGCGGAAGGCGCTGCGCACGCCTTGCTGCATGCGGGCCATCAGATCCTTGATCTGGCGGGGGCTCATTGGGCACCTCCGCTTGTCAAGTCAAGGATGCGGCCGGGCTGGTCGGCCTTCTTGTGCGTTTTGCCATGGCGGCGCAGCGTCTTGGGGTGGGCATCCAGGACCCATGCGCCGTCTTCGCGCAGCGACAGTGTGGTCATCTGAGGCAGGCCAGAAAATCGCCGGGCCATCACGAAGAAGACGCCATCAATACCCAGGTCCTCAATGACCGCACGAACGCGCTGGCCAGGCGTCCACAGCGCACCCGATGCAGTGCGGTGGCCACGCATGGTGATGGACAGGCTGTAGCCACGCACCCGAGCATCGCTGATGACCTTGCGGGCCCGTGCTGCAGCGATCGTGGCGCTCGTCGCTTCATGGTCAATGACCAGGCGGGGACGGTACACGCTCACCCCGGTATCTTTGACGGTGGCCTTGATGTCATGGCGCCCCGATCGGGCGGCTGTGGCATGCGACTGGCCCAGCACCGTCACCTCGGAATAGCGCTCGTGCAGGCTCTCTGTCTCGCTGGCTTCGACCACGTTGTTGCCCTGCCCATCGCGGCGCACGATCAGCGTGTCCACAATGGGCTTGCTGTAGTCGGGGCCGCCCACCACGAGCGTGCCGTTCGGCTCAAACCAGGGCCAAAGGCCATTGGCCTCGGCTGCACGCTGCAGCGCGCCCCAGGCTGTCTCGCCGGGCTCGATGGCCACGCGATCGCGCGCGATCGTGGCATCAGCGTCGATGCGCACCTTGGTGATGCCCATAGGCCGCACGATTTTGGCAACCACCTGCTCCAGCGTCAGCTCTTGCGCGGCGAAGATGGGCGCGCTGCAGTCGAGCAGCTGGGCAGCGCCATCGCGGCCGCGAAGGTCCAGCCCTTGCGAGCCCTTG